TAGCAATGGCTATGTGCCAAAGCAGGATGTTTTCTTGGTCGTCAATAAGTTCAACACTTGGCTCGCCGTTTGGCGTTTCAACTACAACTGTTTGCCAATTGTTTCCGTCGTGGAAATTAAAACCTGAACAATAGGCACGCTCCATTTCGTAATCTTTTCCAGAGATTAATTTGTGGGCAATCTCTTCTAAATGGACACCAAAATCATAGCACGAATACGTTTCTCCTATCTCAAACTTGTTCATTTCTTTTCTTTCTTCCTTGCTGCTATCGTTATAGTCGTGATAGGCTCTATTGGCTAATTTCACCGCCTTAGCGGTTAAGAGTAGAAAGCAATCGCCTGCATCTTCGGGAGAAATTTTTTGTCCGTACGTTTCATAGGTGTCAGAAATTGCAAGGTCTTCAATACGCCCCTTGGCAATGCAAACAACCTCGCCGTTATCTCCGTAAATATCTGTATTTAAGAAATCGTACGTCCACTCTAATTTTACACCTCCAAACACTAAGGTAGAACTTTCTACCTTATAGCTATACGCTAACTTAGCCTTAGAGAATTTCTTAACAATTAGGTTTGCTTTTTTAATATTAACATTTAAAAAGACGATTTTTTCTAAGAGTAAAACACTTGTATAATCTACAGAAACATTATACTCTTCACACATTTTTTCGATATTCGCTACTGTTAATTTCATTTTGTTATTTTTTTTGATTGTTATAAATATTGTGCTGATACCCTGTATCTTTATCACCTTACAAATATACAACAACCGATTCAGAATGTCAAGTATTTTAGACAAAGATTTTTACATTTCAACTAAAAAGGCATAATTTTAACACTTTTTAACACTTTTGAGCTGTTTTTGACTAATAAAAATAAAAAACGCCTCAATAAATTAATATTGAGGCGAAAATAAATAACTAATTAAAACCAAAACCAAATTTCTTTTCTTATCTTTAGGCTCTCCCGATACTGGGAATTAACAATGATTACGGGTATTCAACTGGTTTTTAAAGCTACTATATATATAGTAGCTTTTTTTATGGTACTCGCTGAACTTGTTTTTCGTCAGTCACGCCTTTGCCAACTGCTTTTTTGCCAAGTTTTTCCTGTATCGCAAGTAGCCTAATTTTTAAAACCTCTAACTGTTCTTTCTCATTTTTCATTTTTTTAATTTTTGAATGGTTTTACGTTGTCCGAAATCTGCTCTAAAGTGTTACATATTTCACTAAACATATTTAAAAATTCTTTCTCTACCGTTCTTTGGTAGCTTTGTAGTTCTCTAACTTCTAAGCGATGTTCTTTAGTTAATCGCTCAATAACTTTTAACATTTCTTTTCTTTCTAGTTCGCCATCTTTAGCTATAGCGTTTCTATCCTTCCAAAGAGCCCAAATACCAACCCCTAAGACGATTATTGTAGGTGTTTGCTCTAAGAGCTTAAACATTAGTTCATCCATAAATTTAACTTTTTTCTCTGTTATAAAACCACTTTACATATTAAAAACTCGTTAATAAATGGGGATTTTATTTACTTGAAAATACCTAAATTGAGACTAGATAATTTCGTTTTCCGATATGGAGAAAGTTACTTTTTTTTGTAAGTTATAAAACCGCTTTTAGCCAATAATTTAGGCTCTTCTTCACAATCGCTGCAGTAGCCTGTCGTGGAAAACAAAGGATAATCCGTTTTGTTGTCACAAAGAAAATTTATAATAATACTTTTCGTTCGTTCAAGATTTTGCAACTCGTTGTCTAGCATAAACTTTAACCCCGAAATTCCAGCGGATTGACTAAATTCGGAATTGTTAGTATATAGCCCAATACTCCCAGCTTGAAGAACGATTGACGGCAAAGATTGCCAATAAACCGCCCTTGACAAAAACGGTAAAAGTGCCTGTGTCCAAAGGTTCTCGTATAGTGGTAATGTCGGATAAGCTAGTACAATAGCCCCTAATTGTGGGTTGTAATTACTCGGTACTGTGTTTTTTTGAAGCACCAAATCGTCATAAAATGCTTTATTAATAAAGTCTTTTAGGAATCTATCCTCAGCTAGGTATATGTTAGGAGCTAATAAAGAAGCGTCAAAACTCGTTCCGACTGGAGCAGCTTTGAAAATCCCCGACCTTGTGATTTCGATTGGCTTAATTAAAGTTGTTACCGTTGACATTTTGTTCTTCTTTTAGTTTAGTTTCTTGTTCCTTATCTAGCCCATCATAGCCCAAAACTCTACGCTTCTCGTTTAATAATAGGGTTAAATTGGCATCAATTTTATCTGATAGACCGATGGGGTCTAAGTTAGCTATTTCTAACATGATCCCCTTAGAAATAACCCCTAATTCCGCATTCTCGAAAATAAAGGGATTAATTATTTTTTGCATAATTTTACGCCTGTCTTTTTTAATAACAGTACTTATTACTAACTCTAATTCGTCTCTAATTTGTTGGTTGCTGCCTAATTTTCCAACCGTTGCAATTCCGCTTAACGCCGTGCTCCACTCGCTTCCTGTAATAATCGCCTGCGCTGCCATCCTTTCAAGTTCCAAAAAACTTCCTTCCGATTTATCCTCGAATATTTCCACATGAGCCTTGTATTTTTCGTCAGAAAGCACCTGCGCCAATATGCCATTATTATTTCCAGTACCAGTATGAAAATCTACAAAATCCTGTATTATTTTCTCGCCTTCGGCTGGTGTAACTTGACCAAAAAACTGAACAAAAGCGGACGGCTTAAAGCCGTTGTCAAATTTAGCGATATTATATTTTGGTATTCTGTATTCTATTTCCTGCCAATGTCTTGTGGAAATATTAGACGGCTCTCCCCAGTAAAAATAAGCTGGAGAATAGTTTTTAATATGAACGGCTGAACGTTCAGAGTCGCCTTTTTTTTCCCAGGTTGGATATAGCGGTATTTCTTTAACCTCCCTACTACCATTTTCCCAATCTGCGCAAGTTCCGATGGCTTCAATTATGTTTTTACGAGGGTCGACCTTTTTAACCGCAGCAGTATGTAATGGAATATGATAAATATAAACAACCTCTTTGCCGCCTTGCTTTACCTTAACATATTCCACCATCGCATTTCCAAATGCCGTGAAATCAAAGGCTATTTTTCTCATCACATCCTCTAAAGATTCGTTGTTTAAGTTAACACGCCCGATTAAACTATTCAAGCTTTCGGTTTCAGAATCAGAAGTAAATATTTTTTTTACTAACCGTCTAAAGGTCTGTAAAAAAGGAACGTTTTTGCTTTGCGCTGGTATAAAACCATCCCCAATAATTAAAGCCGTTTTTTGGTTTATTATGTTTCTAGCCGTTGTAGAATTAGAAACTAAAGCCATTAATCCCTTTAAATAGGTACTACCTATGTCAAAAAAACGCACCCATTTATCGTCTATAATTTGACCGTTGGCGTCCGATGTTTCTTGATATTCAGTAGGTAAATCGCTATCTAAAACATTGGTATCTCTACCATTTTTTATAACAGCAGAGTTCACGATTCCTTTTTTTTCTATGTTGGTCTTATTAGTATTCGTCCTCATTTATTTGTGGAAATTTTGATTTTGAATCAAATGGGCTAACGTAGTCGGGTGCTAAAATTCCTAGGAATAAATTGCCCCTAGTTTTTTGGTCAGAAATCAGCCAAAATTCCGCTAATTCGTCCAAACTAAAGTCCTTTCCTTCTTTACTTAATTGTTTCCCAAAACGTCCAAGAGATACCGAAAATCTACAGTTTAAGAATTTAGGATTTAGCTTTAATGTGGTCTGAATAGTACTCATTTTTTTAAGTTTTGCCATTTTGTTTTAATTAAAAAAGGGATAAAGGAAACCTCCCCTATCCCTTTGGTTATTTTTATTTATTAATATTTAGACTGGAATACCTGCCAAACCTGGGGTAAATACTCTAGCTTTTTCAGTTGCCATCGCCTGTAAAGTAGGTGTTTCGATATTAGCGTCCGATTTTAAACGTCCGCTCGTAGAGGAAGAGCTAAGCAAAAAAGCTTCCTCCGTTTCGTCAAATCCCCAAAGCCAAACTGCGCCTGTATTTTCGCCGTGAATTACGACTAAACCACAATCGCAAGCCGCCAATTCCATTACCGCATTACGGGTCACATTTGAACGACCTCTAAAGTCCATCACGTACTGCTGTACAATCTGTGTAGCGGTTTCGTTTGTTAATTCTTCCGTAAAAACTGCGCCAGTTTTTTTATCAAATTCAAATTTGTAAAAAACCGCTAAACCAACCATCGCAATTGCCGTTATATCGCCACCTGCGCCCACCGTAACTGTAGCAACGTCAGCCTTTTCAGCCAAATAAATAAAATTAGAACCCCCACTCACCTTTGCGCCACATGGATTCGCAACACCTGAAGTTAAACAAGCCATATTTTAATTTTTATAAACCTATTGACATAAGTTTTGGGTGAACGTAATTTGTTCCTAAGTCGCCTACAGATTTGATGTAATTCATCTCTTCTTTTTCATCGTACCAAGTAAGAAAACTTGTTTCTGTTCCCAAAATATCGGTAGCGATTACCAAGTTTTCTTTTACTGTAAACAAGATTCTATGTTCGTTTTGTAACCCTAGTACATTCTCATCGTATTCATCCCAGCTCCAATTAGGAATTACAGGTATTCCTTTGTATGTCAATACCGTAGAGCCGTCAATCAGTTGAGTACGTCCAGCATCTCCACCACCTAAAGCGATTAAATCGGTTTCGTACTGGTCCCAAATTTTACCTGTTACATGAATCCTTTTAGAAGCTTTTGGTGACATTCTAAGTAAGATGTCAGAGTTTTTTACAACCCCTTCAATATACGCCAAACCGTCACCCGCCGTTAAGGCTACGCCGCTATTTGTGTCAAAAACAGGGACTAAGTTGTTAGCGATTAATTGGGGGATGTGAACACTCCAAAGCCCATCGACAAAATTAATCGCTGTGTCTGTACTAGCCCTGTTACCAAACCAAACTAGATTGTAAATGTCCTTTACCGCAGCAGATTTTAAAACATCTAGGGTAATTTGAAGCAAAACAGTACCTGTTAAGTCGTTCATTCTTAACCCTCTGTTCATTAAATTGTCTAAAATTGTGTCTTTAAAAACATCGACACAAAGCTCAACATTAATTTTAAAAGGGTAAACTTGAACCTCTCTATCGTAAACCGACATAGAGCCAATCGGTGTGAATCCGCACCCTGTTTTAGCTTGTAAAATTCGCTCCAATGGTCTAATAAAACCAAATTTAGCGGTGTTTTTTACATTAAGCATTATTTTGAAAATGTCACTTTGATACATTTCCATGAAAATAGGCTCGTAAAACAACGTATTTGTTTCTTTAGCTGATAGCGCGATTGTTTGCGAAGGTTTAATTATTGTAGCCATTTTTTATTAAATTTTATACCCCTGTAACGGCAGTACCTGTGAAAGAAAAGGAAGGTGTAGTGCCCTCGTTACTAAGTACCAATGTAAGAACATCGGTTTCCGTTCCTGCGGTTGTTGCATCTAGGGATAATACCGACAAAAGCTCGGTATATTCCTTCGTTATAGCGTAAGGAAACGAAGGCGTACCTGTAACAGCTAGGAATACCTTAGAAGTAGAACGTGTTGGCAAAGAAGCCGCCAAAACACCTCGTCCAATCTTTTTAATGTACACCTTGAACAAATAAGTCGCAGCATTGTCCAATTCCGAAGCTGTAGAAAAACTAGAAAAATCAACCGTTTCGCCTCTTTTTACTACTAGACCAGCCGCTGGGAAAAGCGTATAAGCGGCATCGCTCGAAGACGTTAGTTCTAGTTTTAAGCTAACATTATCCCAAACGCTAAGCGGCGGAACAGTGCTACCTATTATACCCGAAGCAGCAGAACCAGCGTTTAATTCTACTTTGTAATCTAAATTGTACTCAACCCCATCAGTCACTTCAGAACCGT